ATCCGCCAACATACTTGTAATATTTACAGACACAGTAACTGCGTCGCCGTTCTTTACGTAAACGAATTTTCCCGCACTGCCCTCATAAATTGTCTGCGTCGGAGATAATTCTCCCGAACCGATTTCGTTATTCGCTGCATCATATTTGTCTGCAAGCGATTTTTCTATATCGGCTTTGTTCTGCGCAACGGTCTGCCTAAGCGAATTAACACTGTTATACACAGTGCCGCTTGTAACATAATTTGGGCTGTTTGCCGCAGGCACGGTATCAAACGGCATTTTGATAAGTTTGTCATTTAATGCCCTATTCAGATATGTTTTATCGTAAGCGTCTGTAATTCCGTAACCGGCAAGAGTATTCGCCTTATCAGCTTTAAGATTAATCTTCATTGTCACTGTTTCGTCAATGTCTGTTATTTCATCTTCAAGCTCGGTTTTATCTGCCTTTGCAGATAAGGCTGTGTTAATCGCAATTATTCTCTCGCTTAGCGTGTGGATGTTGCCATCCGCAAGCGCTATGTCCACACTGTTGTTGTAGATACCGTCATCCATATGATTTAAGTTTGTTGCGTTCAGCGCCGGAACAGCTTCGTCAACCCAATTAATTTTGCTGTAACTCATTTATCTCATCCTTTCCTAAATATTCTGTACCATTCGCCGTAATACCAACTCTCATTCCGTTAGTACCTTTAAGTGTGCGCTCAAAAACAAAGCTATCAACCGTTTCCGTGTCCGTAAAGCCTGTTTTTATGCTCACCTTGTCGCCACATTCGAGCCACCACCTGCCGTAAACATCAGCTTTAAAAGGCCTGTAAGCATACAAATTGTAAAAGATGTAGTTGTTACCTTTATTATCGTTAAAACTTGTAACAATACCTGCAATGTCTGTACAGCAAGCAGTAATTATGTTGTCCGATATATACCAACTTTGTTTTTCTTCTTCTGTATGACCGTACGAAAAATAGCTGTCCTTGTTGTACTTAAACTTAATAAGATTAATACTGCGTGTTGTGTATTCCTCAAAGTCGAGGTTGCTGTAGTTGTCAACGACCTCGGTTTTAGGATTTAGAATTTGAATAAACTTTATCTTGCCCTCTCCGCTCATAATTGCAAAACAAGCATTAAGTTCGCAGTACGCGCTCAACAAGTCCGCTATCGTGGTTCTGTCATTGAGAACCGATTTTACAAGATCCAATTTCAGTGACAGATTATTGCTGTCATTAAAGCCTGTAAATTCGTTTTCGTAATCATAATCCTTTAAAAAGCTGCCGCAGAGATATACTCTCAAATCATATAAACTTATTTTTGGCGAATAAATCGCAAGGCTTGTAAAGTAGTTGTAAGCGTATTTTTGCGAAGCGAGGTATAAATCGTCATATGCGATAATTTCCTTTACCGCCCTATTTTTCTGTCTTGATGAGCTGTTGACAGTACCGCAGAATAGCGACACCTCAATAACTCCAGACTGATAACCGCAATATAAATCTGCACTCGGCAATACTGTATCGGAGGGAAATAAAAGCCCCTTGCTGTATGACTGTTTCATTATAACTTTAATGCGTTTGCCGTTAAGCTCTGTATCAACATTTATCACTCTTACAGTAAGCTGACCTGCAATACAGCCGCCGAGTTTAAACTCCTTGCCGTCACTGATTGCCTGCGTAAGTTCAAGACTTTCAGATACAATATTCTCGCCCGTGATGTTGGGAATATCGTCGTCAGGAAAGCTGATAATTATTTCCCTTTGCAAGCTGTCGTTCAACAGTTGCTTTTTGACCTCATCTGTTAAATTTATCATACCGCACCCCCTTAATACTCAATAAGTTCAATGCTTATCGGGTTGTAGCGGATGTCTGTCTTGCTTGCGTCCATAACCGAAAACTCAATATCGGGAATATAGAAATATCCGCTGTCATATGAGTTTGTTTCATCGTTCCAGTAGGTAACATAACATTTGCGTTGTACTGTGTTCACGATTCCAAAATTAATAATATTCTGCATATTGATTTTCTCGTTCAAGTGCAGAATGTGGGTAGAAAAAGTAATGCTTGTCTTACCTGTCGGCAGCGTTGAACGCTGTAAACTGCCGTTATCGTCACGCTCGGCATCGTTGTCCATACGCTGATCAGGTGTTGACGAATATTCAGCAAAATAGTTATTAGGAAATTCGGTATTTCCGAATTTTAGTAAATAACCTTTATAATTTGACATACTGCACCTCCTTTACGCAAATGCCGATTTGCCGTTATGGCGGTTTTTATAAAGCTCATTTTGCTTTACGATTTCGTTAAAAATATCATTGCCGTTAATTTCAGCGACAAACTGATAGTAGTTACCGCCGTTGTTTCTGAATATTACGAACATCTCATACAGCTTTTTAAGATACGACAGAATTTCGCCGAGAATTACCGTATCCTGACCGCCCGAATTGTCGAGCATACCCTGTAACTTGTTAAGAGGCGCAATAACTTCCGGATTGCCCGAATTAGCTCCTGCGTTATCTCCGACTACCGCAAGTGTCGGTGCTTTGACAAGTCCGCCTGTTGCAAGATGTGGAATAAGAACAGGTTCGTTAGGCATTGACCAACCCCATTCCTGCCCGAAAATCGAACCGATTGCGTCAGCTATACCGCCGATAGCATTAACGATAGCGGCTACAACCGTATATATACCTGTCAACAATAGGTTTATACCGTCAATTATCAGATTAACAAAGCCTTTGATAATGCCCCATATGCCGTCCCATATACCGCCGAAAAAGTCTTTGATACCGTTCCAAGCCTTTTCCCAGTTGCCCGAAAAAACACCTGTTATAAAGTCAATAAGACCGCCGAACGATTTTAAAACACCGCCCACAACATCGCCTATAACTCTGAATACTGTTTCAAAAATGCTTTGAATATTTCTCAGTACCGTATTAAATACAGGGCCTAATGTATCGCTTATGAAGTTCACAAGCGGGGAAAGCCAATTATTCCATATTGTTGCAATATAGTCGCAAACCTTGCCGAAAACAGTCCATAGCTGTTCAAAAATCGGTTTAAGGCAATCTGTCCATGCGGACTGAAATACTCCGACAATGAAATTCCACGCAGGCATAATCCAATCATTATAAACATTCATAAGCGTTGTGCCGATATTAATGAACATATCGCACACATTCTGAAAAATCTCAGAACCGCCCTCGCCGTCCCACCAGCCAAGCAGGAAGTTACCGATGTCTGAAAATACGCCGCCCACGAAGTTCATAACATCTGCCATTTGAAGTTGAATATTGTCAAAAAATTCCCCAATGGTTGCACCGTCATTATCAATCCATTTTACAAGTGATTCGGTAGCTAAACTAAAGCCCTCCGAGAAAATCGTTCCGACCGCACCGCCGAAATCTGTAAAACCGCTGAGCAGATTTGAAATTGCGTCCTCCATTTGTGGGCGAACTCTGTCAACGCTCTGCCCGATGACATCAAAACTCTTTTCAAAGAATGTCGATAAATTATCGTAGCCTTTGCTGAAATTATCGCCAATGGTTGTAATAAAGCCGTTGATTTTATTCTTGTCTTTATCAAGCCATTTTGCAACGCCGCCCGTCAGTGTTTGCAGCCGTTTACCGCTAACCTGTACCACTCCGCCGACAAATGAACCTACCGCACCGAATGCAGATTTACCGACCTTTTGCACCTGTGTAAGATAATTTTGAGCTATCGGAACAGAATTTTTGAATATCGACTCACAATTTTTGCCGATAGCTGACCAATCAACCTTATTAATGCCCTTTTGAACATTATCCACAAAGGCTTTAAATCCGCTCTTTTCGTATAGATTTTTAAAAGCACCCGAAACACCGCTGTTTGTGTCTTTAACAACAGTATTTGCGACAGAAGTTCCGCTGCTGCTTGCTGTATCACTTGCGGAAGCATCTGAACCGCCGCTATCGGATTTAGTGAGAACATTCAGCTTGTCAAAACCTGCAACGCTGTTCTTTGCTTTTTCTGCACTATCCGCAACACTTTCTAATGAGTTTGAACCGCTTTCTGCCTCATCGGTCAAATTTTCTGCCGAGCTTGCAGCGGCTGAAATGCTGTTTGCTGTATCATCTCCGTCCCAGTTGAACAGCTTTGAAAGCGCATTTATCGCCCCTTTGGCGTACTCTGTAAGTTTTGCGATAGCCGAAGAAAGCTTTTGCACAATATTCGTTGCTACTTGCAAAATTGGCTTGCCAATAACCGCAAGCAACTGATTCCAACTCTCTTTTAAGTTGCCTGTTACATTTTCCCAACCGTCTGATTCTCTGCTTGCCTGGCCCAATGCACCTGAGAGCTTGTTAGCGTCCTTTACCATTTCAAGCAAGGTAAGCTGTTTTTGTGATTCTGACAGTTCGACAAAAGATTTGCCATACAGCTTATTAGCCGCTGCGTTTCTTGTAGTTTCTGTACAAGACAGACCAAGTGCTGCATCGTTTTCAAAGTTGCCTTTGAGAAAAGATTTAAGGCTTTCGGCGGTATCTTCAAGCGAACGGTCATAATACGCCGCACTGTCGGCTGTTACCTGTAAAGCTTCTTGCATCATATTCAATGCATTGGCACTGTCCATACCTGTGGTTTTTGCAAAAGCATAAATACTCGTTCCCACACCCTGCAATCGGGTTTCGAGAATACCACTTTCCTTTGCAACACTCTGAATTGCACTTTTTGTTTGTGATTCCATTGAACCGAAAGTCTGCTCAAACTGAGAATTTGCCGCATTGACCTGTGCCGCCGATTCAATGCACTGCTGGCCAAACTGCTTAATCGCCGCTACCGAAAACGTAGCAACAATGGCAGAGCCGAGCTTTTTAAGTGAGCTTTTCATATTATTGCTTACGCTGTTTGCCTGCTCCTGCACTGCATTAAGCGATTTAGAAAAGCCTTGCCTGTTCAGTACAAGATTTAAGCCGATTTCGCCCACGGTTGTGTTATCCAATATGTTTCACATCCTTTCTGCATAAAAATAAGGGCGTTGCAAAATGCTACACCCTGTGGTATAAAAACAGCGCACACCCGAAGATGTACGCTGTAATTAGCTTATTTAGTTGTTATGCTACATTTTTAAACATAATACGGATTAGATTTACCGAGCAAAGCAATAATATCTATAATTACACCAACGATAAATAAGCCTCCGGTGAAAAGATAAAGAATACCCATTCCGATTTTGCCTTCATAAAATTTATGAGCGCCGAGATATCCAAGAAAAATGCATAAAATTAATGCTACCCATTTGCTTTTAGGTTTTCCTTGCATTCCACCATTGGCGACCGCTGTCGCAGAGGCTGCACTTGTGTTATTGTTAGTGTTATTAATAACAATAGGTTGTGTACCTTGTGTATTTGTAATTTGCTCAACTTGACATCCACACAGTGGGCAGATAACAGCCTCTTTCGCAATTTTCCCACCACAATGTTTACAAAACTTTGTGGTTTCTTGTGTCTGCACAGTATTTTGATTTTCCATTTGTATCTCTCCTTTTATAATAAAATGTTACTTTATTTCACATTTTCTTTATATTACCAAAAATATACATAAAAGTCAAGATTTTTATAAAAATAAACAAAATTGTATGCAATATTTACATATTTGCAAATATCATTTCAAAGTCATGCAAGGCTGTGTTTATGTCAGCCTGTGTGCGTTTATTTGCTGTGCGTGAACGCCACTTATTGCGTATTTTATGTTGAGATGATGTAAAGTTCTTCAAAACATTTTCATCGTTCTCAAGGCGAATTTGAGCCGTTCTCGCAAGAGGCGTGTCAGCTCCCAAGCCACACAGCAGGGAGCTGAACTCCGCCCAAGTCATCTTTTTAAAATCTTCGGAGTAAATGCTCACCCCGTACTCTGACTTAAAACTCGATACGATTAAATCGAAATCATCTATTAAGTCGTAGCCGGGGTCTGAGTTTCCCCCTCGCTGTCCTCGTCAGCAATAAGCTCCGTTGCTGTTCTGATGAGCGTTGAGAGGTCGGCAAACGAGAGATGAAGTTTTGCAATCTTTTCTCTGTTCTCCTCATCAAAAAGAAGTTCAAGAGCCGATAAGATGTCCGATGTTTTTACGCCGTCCTCGCTGTCAAAAAGCGCAACCGTCTTAATGAAAGAAATTGCGTCATTGTTGACCTCAATTTCTGTGCCTTTGATAACAAGTTTTGGCTTTTCGTCAAAATTAAGCTTGTTTGTAATATCAATGATTTTTGACATTCTTTATACCTCCTTAGGCTGCAGGTGTGTATTCGGGCTTGCCGTTTGACATAACCTCAAATTCAAGAGGTGCAACACCTGTGCTTGCGCCTGCGCCGTTTGCTGTTACAGAGATAACCGCATTCTTGAAGAGTACGCTTGCACCGTTCGGGAAAGTCCACTTAAACGGAAGCTGTGCGGCTGTGCCGTTCTTAAACGCAAGCTCTGCGATTTCATCGTTGCCTGCGTCACCGATTGTACGCTTGCCCTTTACAGAGATTGTAACGCTCTTGGCTGTCATAAGTCTTGACTTCCAACCCTCGTTCTCAAATGCTGTCCATTCCTCAACGCCGTTATCAAATGCCACCGAGAACTCATCGCAATTTGCAATTGGAGTTGTGGCGGTGTCTGTACCTGTCTTACCTACCGCAAACTGATTTTCATAACATGGATAAACTCCACTTGATACTGCCATGATTATTTACATCCTTTCATAATAAAATTTAACTTCAATGACTTGCTCATAAACGCCCTTGTCGTCTGTGCCTACATCGACAGGCTCGGGTGTGAGCAGTTCAATAATATAAATTGTGTGTTTGTTGATTTCAACATCTTTTACACTGTAAAGCGTTTCAAATAAATTGTGTGCCTGTCGCTCTGTTTCATTTGCGTTGTTGTTCCAATGCAAGAGTAAAGACACGCTGATTGTGTTGTATGTACTCTCGTCACCAATCGCCCTTACAGGCGCACCCGACTGCTTGAGAGAGTACACACCGAGGGACTTATCTTGTTTGTTATCGAGTTTACCGATGTAGTAATGCTCTGCTTTAAAGACAGTCTTTAAAAAGTCCCTTATGTCAGATAAATAAATCAAAGTCCTGCCTCCTGTTTGTAAAATCGAGCAAATGCCTTTTGACAAAAGTTTTGTCGTGTACCGCCCTTGAGCCAAGGTGCAAGCCACTTGCCGCCAGCATTCTTGTTTGCACCGTGTTTTTTACCGTCCTTGTCAACCCACACGGCGTGGTGGAATTTATATTCGGGATGAAAATACAACCGTCTGGCATACGGTGTACTCGATACGATTTTTGTTTCGCCCTCGGCAAGATTTGCGTAATCGGCAAAGGTGCTTTCGTTCTGCAAATTACCTGTATCAAACGGCATAACCTGCGTGTTCTTTATCTGCGTGAGCAATGCGTCTGTCGTTTTACGCAATGCCGTTTGCTGTGCTGTATCAAGCTGTTTTAGTACAGGCAAATTCAGCTTGATTTTTGATGTTACCGAAAACCCCATTAAATCACATCCAATTCCGTATAATTCACTGTACCGTCAGGGTTGCGGTGTTTAATGCCTTGTACGATGTTACGCTTTACTCCGTCAAGCACTACAAAGCCTGCGCTCAAAGTGGGGCTGTCGGGAGCAATGTCACCGTCAAAAAGCAGCACTGCAGACACCTGCACGATTTTCTGTTCTTTTGTGTATATGGTCTTTGCTTTTGACTGCATATTGCAATGAGCATTACCCGCAAACAAATTAGTGTTCGGCAATAAGGTGTCTGACGGGTATATTTCTCCGCAGCGGAAAGCAACAACAGGAGAGCCGTCCTCGGTTATTCCCTCACCGTAGATTGTGACCTCGACAGGAGTTTTACAGAACTGCTTTTTTACAAGTGACGGAAATTTCAAAACATATCACCTCATATTGCAGGATAACAAAGCCCTGTTGATTTAAGCAGAGAGTAGAGGTCCGCAGGAATTGCCACGCCGCTTATGCACATCAAATTCCAACTTGCGCCAAACTCCATCCCCACACCGTTGATGTTGTAATTTTTCAGATAGGAAGAAATCATATCGGCATTTTCTTCTTCAAAAGCAGTAAGTCTACTATGCACTCTGCTGATGATTCTCTTCTGCATTTCCGAAAGTTTTTCAAAATCAATGCGGTTAAAAGTCAGAACATCAATGTGTTCGGCGGAGATAATGCTGTTTTCATCTCCGCCCTGCTGTTCAATGTAATTGGCATACATTACGCAACCTCCGTTGTGTCAACATCAACATAAATACTGTCAATCTTGCCGTCTTTGCCGTTAGGGAAAACAAATGTATCGGAAAGTGTACGGTTCTGATAGAGCCAACCGTCGCCCTCTGTATGTGCCCCCGGTGCAAAGAAGTAAATACTTGAAATCTTCGGTACAGTCTTGCAGGTATCGCCACAAGCGACAAGAACATTGATTTTGTGACCGCCTGTGGCAGGTTCAAAACCACCGTTGGCAGGATTGAAGTTGAAACTGTCATAGAAACGCTCATCATCAATGACCTCGATAACAGGGCAGCCGTCAATCTCGGTTACTCTTGTTTCAATTCCCATACCGCCCTCGGCAATCTGGGTAAGCTCAATCTTGCGAGTGAATTCTGTTGACTGCTCAAGGCAATCCATAATGTTTGATGTTACATAAGCAACAAGCGTACCTCTTGCTTTATATCTGCGGAGCTTGCCGGCTGAAAGAATAGTCTTGAGCTTTGAGTAAGCGCTTGCTTTGGTCCATTCGGTTGACTTGGTAGCTGAATGATAGCCGTCTGTTGCCTGCGCCTTTGCGGCAACCTTTGAGAAGAAAAGTGCGTCTGTTTCGGGTGCAACCTGTGTCTGCTCAAACACCTTTGAAATATTCTCAACCTTAGCGGTTGCGTTAGTTTCGTCAACATCTGCCTTATCAACAAGGAACTCAATATCTCTGTCGTGCTCGCAAGTGAAAGGAACATCTGTCTGTGTATATTTGCCTTTGTTCCAACCGCCCTCTCTGCTGTGGTTCTTAAAGCCTGTTGTTGACATCTGTGTAAAATGGAATGTTCTTGCACCTACCCATTTTACATTTGAAGTGATGAATGGTGAAGTAAGTGTGCCCTGCATAAGAATTTCGAGCAAATCCGGGCTGAACTGCTCTGCATAGTTATTTGTGTTTGCCATAGTTAAATTGTCCTTTCTTAAATATTAAATCTGTTCCATTTCTTTGTCGGAACGCTTGAATTTTGTTTAGTACCGTCTGATGTACCGTTACCGTCACCGCCGATTTTCTGAACACCGCCAGCGTTTTCGCTTGCTTTTGCTTTGAGTGCAGGAATATCGTCAAGCACTTTCTTAACCGCCTCGGTCAGCTTTTCTGTGTTGATTTTGCCGTCTGTGGAAACTGCAGAAAAGTCCGCCATTTTGAGTACATACGGAATGCTTGCAATATCCACACCCTGCTTAACTGCCTCAAGAGTAGCCGACTGGTTCACCTCTGCAATGAGCTTAGCCTTGTTTGAATTTTCAAGGTCAGACTGCATTTTTGCAATGTCGGGTGTGTTCTTGGCTTTCTGCTCCTTGAAAGCACCGATTGCCTGTTTCATCTCATCTGCTGACAATCCTTGCTCTTTGAAGTATGACTTTAAAACCGTGTCCTCTGTCACGCTCTGCTTGCCTGTAATAAGGCTTGCGAGCTTGTCATAGTCAAATGCAGGTGCAGGGTTGCCCTGCGGTGTCGGCTGTGTTTCGTTGGGGGTAGGTGTTGGGTTATTTTCTGCCATATTTTATCAATCCTTTCAGTTATCGGGTGTCTCCCGTAATCAGTTTATAGAGTGTCTCTCTGTTTCAGTTTTGCTCGGTGTCTCCCGTAGTTTAATGCCTTCGGGCAATAAAAAAGCACCTGTGCAGTTACTCACAAGTGCGTTTTAAATATGTTTTGTCAATTTTCTCTTAGGTTTTGGCTTTTCCTCGGCAGGCACTTCCTCGACTGCCTCTTTAACATAGCCAAGTTCGATAAGGTCTTTTGCTCTGCTCTCGGAGCATTCAAAAACTTCATTAATCGGTCTGTTAATAAACCCCTCGGTCTTGTCGTTGAACGATGTAATTACTCTTACTTTCATTTTGTCACCGCCTTTCTAACCCGTCGAAATCGACGGGTTTAAATACAAAAAAGCACTCTGATTTCTCAAAGTGCTGATTTGATGTATTAAGTTTTATCCTGGCAAGTTATAGGCAAGTTAAAAAGTCCGAAAACAAGCCGTTTTTACGAATTGTAACCCTTTACGGGCAAGTTAAAATAACAAAACCGCTCTTTTTAGTGTTTAATTACCCTGTTTTCAAACTTCTTGTACGCATCAAAGTACATTTCGTCTTTGTCACCGTTGTATGTACACTCATAATACATACCGTCACAGAGCGTTGTTGACAGAAGTGCTTTGCTGTTTTGCAGTGTTTTACAAGACCAAACAACGTATACGCAAAAGTCGACTTCGCCGTCTGATTTATCAAGATGTTCTGTTGTATAGTCTTTTACTGTCCTTTTTGCAAGTTTCAAAAATTCTTCATTAGTCATTTCACATTTCCTTTCGCATAAAAAAAGCACTCAATCCGATTGATTAAGTGCTAATAATAAACTTATAAACCTGGTGTAATTTCTTTTATTCCCTTTGCGGCTTTATACATTCTTTGCATAATAGAGTTTTCTCGCAAATACTCAAGACCTTTTAAAGTGATTTCGGGTCTTGTCAATTCAACTTGCGGATAGGAACAATCATAAGACTCCCACACATTCACTCCTGTTATATATCCGCTGTCAAAAAGCATTTTTATTATTCTACACCATTTTGGTTTAGATATTTCCAACGATTTGTAACTTAATATTGAGTTATCAAATTCAGATATATCCATACTGTTTTCTAATTTCTTAAGTATTTCATATATAATCTTAAAATTCTCATCCATAAATACACCTTTCTAATGCGAAAACCGCTCACAAGGAGCGGTTAGTTAATAGTCGATTTGAAGCATATGTCTGCCTGTTTTTTTGAAATATTCTTCATCGGCTTTTTTAGCCTCTTTCTTAATTTCGTTTGGAGCGTCATCCTTAATACTTCTATATCCGTTTTTTAAGGGCGTCATCCACTTGTAAAATTTTGCAAAAGTGTCAGTCATTTAATCAACTCCAATTATTATATTTACAACTTCCTTCGCTGTAGCTCTTGATTTCTTAGTCATACTCTCAGCAATACATTCGGAAATAAAATCATCTATGTTAGTCATGGAATATCTTGATACCGAATATTTTTTTATATCAATATCTATCGGTTCATTTAAACCATCCATTATTTTACTTATTTGCTCAAGTTTATCATCCCACAATGGGTCATTTAATCTGTGTTCAAGCTGTATTGCATGACCTATTTCGTGTCTAAAAGTATGCAAAGAGTGAGCAGAAGACCATTCACCTGATTTTTTCATTTCTTGTGCCTTTTGTGCATGCTTAGACAGTGCGTTTTTCTTGTTTGCAAATCTTAGCAAAAGTTCTCCTGAATTGTCATAAAATGCACCGTAATCTGATGAAGTTTTGGAATTAAGCACTCCAACTCTTGAAATGGTTGTTATCTTGCCGAATTTGTCCTGCATTTTTTCAAATTCATCGGTAAAATTTTCTTGAACAGCTTGCGTAACACCCTTTTCAAATTCTATTATATCATTATTTTCGGAATTTTCAACACTTCTGTTTGTATTTTCTGTATTGCTGTCAGATTTTTCAATTTCTGTGTCAGTCAAAAACTTTTGCTCTTGAGTATCAGATATTTTATGAACAGAATTTTTGTTTTGCTCTTCAAGCCTATCCGCCCTATCGTGCCACTCGTCTGCTCTTGCTTTAGCAAACTTCTTGTTATCCTCGTCAAGGCTGTATTTTGCCCTGCGGTCAAAGCGTTCGGCTTGTTTTTCTGCATGCTGTTGCTGTACTTCAAGTCCTCTTTGGCGGTCAAGCTCTGCAAGCTCGTCATCGGAGAGAGGTCCGCCCAAATCGTCAAGTTCAGGGTAGTAGGTGCTTGTGCTGTCCTTACAGCGTGGGTGAAAAAGTCCCTCCGCTATGGCGGTTGAAAGCAGCGGATAATCACCGTCCGACTTTTTGCCGTTTGAATACACATCATCAATAAACACCTTGCCGATATATTTTGCACAATCAGGGCAGCCGCCCTGCCTTGAGTTTACCACAACAAGGGAAAGCCCGTACTTCGCTCTTTCTTCACCTTCACCTCTTAGATATGCTCTCTTGTTCGCCGTCTTGATTGCCATATCCGCATAGTCTGAAAGCGTGTGTCTTGCACCGTTTTTGTACTCCACACAATTAAGCCCTGCGTTGAGCATATCTTTACAAGCCATATCAACTGCTTTTTCGTAAGTGCCTGCACCGGTGTTTGCGTACACCTGAGCATTGAAGATTGCCTTGCGATACTTGTCATTGCTCATTCGCAAAACTGCCGTTTCTGCCCTCTTTAAATCGTCTGTGGTCGATTTTACAAGAGCATTGAGCTTACGGTTATTGACCTTAAAAAACTCGCCTGTGCTCGCTCCTGTGGGCATATTCGGTGTAAAGCCGTTCTTAATAGCCTCGAGGATTTTTACTTCCTGTTCTGCGTTGCCGTCGGCTCTTGCGGTGTGTATCATCTCTTCAACCTTGCTGTTAATGCTCTTGAACTGCTTGCCGAATTTTTGGGCGTTCGTTTTGCGGTACTCCTCAAGCGCCTTTAGTTGTTCTGCCTGCCATTGGGTCCAATTATAGCCCTCTTTGGTTTCCTCTGCTCTGTGTCGGCTGAAATTGCGCATCATACTGTCAATAAGTTCATTTTCGATTTCTTCAAAGGCTTTTCCGATATCGTAATCACTCATCTGTCAATCCTGCCAAATCATCGAATGACGAGGTTTCGTCCTCGCTTGCAATGCCCTGTTCTTCTTTTATCCTCTGTACCTCTTCGGCTTTCCAATCGTCCGATTTGCTGTCGCCGTACAGTTCCTCAACAGAGGTTTCAACCGACATCAAACCGCCCTGTCTTGCCTTTGACACGGTTTCAACCTGACTTTCAAACGACGGATTGGCGTACTCACCAAAGTTTACGGATACCTCTATTCCGTCAACAATTCCCTTGCCGTTAAGCTCACTGTCGGCATTCAACACCGCATTTACAAGGCTCTGCATAGCGTTCTCGGTGAGTTCAACAAGGTTCTGTCTTGTATACAGAGTTGTTTTTTCTTTTTCCCTCTGTGCCTCGGCATTATCGAGCTTTTTGGTATCAATACCGAGCGTTGACGGAGATATAACACCTTGTAAACAAAGGTCAAGTGCGGTGATGTATGAGCTTAAATAGCTTTCGTGCTGAATCTGCGGACTTTCGGTGTAAATCCTGTTGCCGTTGCCGTTTTCCGACATATCGTTTCCTACTGCAATAAATCGGTTGTCAAAGGAATTTGGCGACATCGGCTGACAGGTTTCGGGGTTTCGAGGGATAAGACATTCAGGCACATACTGCTTTGTTCGGCAGGCTCTTAAAGCGTCCATCCACTGTGACCACACTTCATCAAGGCTGTCGAAAGCGTCTGTCTTTGCTCCGATAATACCCGCACCTCTGCCCTTGTGGCACGATTTGCCGTAAATAACCGGTACTGCCCACATATACGATGTATCAAAGGTTACACCGTTGCTGTCTATCCAATCAAGTGCCTTAACTGTGTGTAAATCGACCTCTCTGCCGTTATCGTCATAGAGGGCATATTTTATATAGCCGTAACCGTAGGTTTCCTCAAAACGGAAATGTCGGTGATTTTGCGTGTAATCGGTATAAAACTTAACTTCTCTGATTCTGCCGCGCACATAAGTAAAGTCGATGTTTTCGGCAGGATACCATTCAACAATCGGAACATCTGATACAGCCGTGTCAAAGCTGACCTTAAAAGCACCGTCACCGACAACACATAGGTCAAGGAGCATTTGCTTTATTACACCTGCGAGTTTGTTTTCTTTCTCTATCTCCGCCCACCGTTCGGCATAAGCTGTCGTATTTTTGCTTGTAACCTCTGTACCGTTATAGTCTGCAATCACAATATTAGCGAGTGTATCGCAAATGAGAGCGGGCAAGCCTGTGTGGATTTTTCGTATTTTCAGCCCTTTGGTACACTCGGCAGACCAAAAGCGTGTTTTGTCGCTGTCAAGCTGTGTGTAAAGCTGTGAAAGCTGTCTGCTGTTGCCCCAATACCAAATGCGGTTGGTAAAGCATTCAGTTTGATGATTGCTCGTTTCGTCAACGGTTATCGTTCTGTCGGGCGCTTTAGTGATATGTAAAAAATTTCTTAATCCTGTTCTGATTGTATCAGCCATTCTGTTTATCAGCCCCATTTATTTCACTTCCAATAATATTTTTAAACGGCAGCCACGCATATTGACTGCTATTTATGCAATGGTCGTGGCCGTCCTCGGGTGTGTTGTCTTTATCTTCTCGCCAGCTGTAAATTTCAAACTCGGCAATTGTATTCTTGCAATGCTCAAGCACAAGGAAACAATCTTTTGCGAGCCAGCCGAGAACAAGGTTAATTCTGTCAATAATCTTGGTTTTCTTCCAGGCATTTGCGAAGTCATAAATGCAGCCGTGCTGTCGCTTGTACTTTTGATATTCTGTAATCGTTGCTTGGTCCGCATTATCAATAAAAGCAGTTCTCGCAAAGCCCCACTCCTCACGGTTGCGGTCAAGAAAATCAATGAAATTTCGTACCGTATCACTCGGAGCAATCGGAGTTTGAAGTTCGGCATTGTTATACACCCTCTCGTCAAGCTGAATACACTTGCCCTTGTTTGTAATACCGAAAAAGGTCATTGCGATTGTGTCGGGTGACTTCTGCGAATATGCGGTGTCAAGTCCTGCCGTAAACTGAATAAAATGCTCGCTTTTGCGGTCGGAGTTTAAAAACCGCTTTGCCCATTCTTTTGTTTTTATGTGCCTTGCCCTCTCAAAGTTTGAGAATACAAGCCCTGTTGCCCTGCCTCGCAATCCTAAGATTTTGTTTTTATAAAGCTTTGTTCCTTTTGGAGCAGAGGCTTTTTTCTTTTCAACCTGTTCGGGTGTAAGGCTTAAATTATCGGTAAAAGAAAAGAACCAATACCGCCAATTCGGTACGGGTTCTTCGGTAAGTTCTGCCATAATCTCGGGCGGAACATCGTTTGCGTATTTCTTAAACGGTCTTGAACGGTTTACAAATTCCTTGTAAACCGGCAATGACGGGTCATCGGGGTTAAGCGTTGCAAGCAAATAGTCATTACGGGTTGACATCTCTCGGATAAACTCAATATCTGCGGTGTTTATCTCATCAATATACACACAGCCAAACTGTGCACCGAGTACCATTTCCCATTTATCTCGACTGCTGTAGCCGAGAATATAGATAATTTTGCCCTCAAACTTGATATGCGGCAGTTTGTAATCCTTGTCGCCGTTACCGCAGTAAACAGCGTTTCGGTGCAGGTCAAGAATACCATTGTCCTGCTGAATGATAGTTTCCTCCGCCTTGCCGGTTGTCTTGGCGGCAATGGCATGTATCTTTTTGGAACTTTGCGACACCATTCGCATAAACTTTACACCGGCACCGACCGTTGTCTTGCCGGAAGCAGTAGTTAAGTACCCTCAAGAAAATCCGCACTTACATTGTTTACGCTGTTGATAAAATCTATATATTTTTGTGACAATGGGAATTTACTCGAAGGCATTTACATCACCTCCAAAAGCTCATAACCAATAGGCTTTGTTGCTCCGTGAAGATAGTTGTATATCGTCTTTTCATTTACCCCTAGCTTTTTGGCGGCTTCTGATTTAGAACCAAAAACACATTGAACTTTGCCGTTAACGATCATTTTCAGCTTCTTCTTACAACGATTTTGTGCTTTGACAATGTTGACTTTACATTCTTCTCGATAATCAGCCTTAGTTCTATATGCGTGTTCACTATTCTCTTGCGGCGTGCACCATTCAAGATTATCAACAACATTGTTTTCTTTGTTTCCGTCAATATGATTAACATATGATTTGCCCTCAATAGGCGGAAGAAAAGCTTCTGCAACAAGTCTATGAACGTGAACAACTGTAGGTTTTTCATAGGGCACAGTACCCGTTCGTAAATTAACTCTCAGATAGCCGTTGCTTGCCTTACGCTTACTCAGAACATTACCTGAAATATTGTTGCGAACATTTCCGTAATTGCTTACCGAGTATCTTTCAAAACCCTTTAATGTAACTTTCTTGAATATCTCTTTCATAGTTGTAACCTCCAACTTATTTTGTATCTTATTCGTCAAGCCCCTCACCGCCTAACTGTCTGAACACATCAGAGAGCTTTTCGGATTGCTCAACCTTTGCATCAACCTTGACAATGTATTCACCCGTCATTTTGTTGAGTGTATCAATCGCACGAATACGGTCTGACGGGTCCTGCTCGGCACTCTTTGCAATGTCAGAGAGAGCAACCTGTCTGTCCTTAGCACTCATAATGCGTTCATCTTTGAGCTTGTCGGATAACTCTTTGATGTATTTTGAAACTCCAACATTCTCCAACAATTCATACGCTCTTGCGTTTGCGTAATTTTCTGAATATCCTGCCTGTATCGCACTCTGAACGGTGTTACCGCTCTGCGCATAATATTCCGCAAACTTCCTCTGTCTTGCATTTAATTTGTCTTTCACGGTATCACCGCCCTTTCGATTTTTCGATACAGCAAAACCGCCCTCAACGAGAGCGGTCTGCCGTTATTTTTGAAAAAGGAGAACTACAAAATGTCTCTTATTATCGATTTCTTCATTTTATATTATATCACCCTTAGAACGGAAAAACGGACAAATTTACCAATGGTGGCGGTTGCACATTTTTCTTATGTTATCCGGTGTATTTATTCCGCCTGTATCAACTGCTATCTTCGCCCAGCTGTATCGCAGGCTAAGGTGCATAAATAAGCAGTTCTCCACAAAATCGTCACGAGATAGGCTGTTGAGTGCTGCGTTTCGGCGGATTTCAAGGTTTTGTATCTCCCTTTGAATATCTGCAATCTGCACCACCGCATTGCCGACCTTGTCAGATGTTTGACTTGCACTCGGTAAATCCGACAGCTTAGGCGATGTATTGTCAGCCTCGGCGGCTATGCGTGCAATCTTAGCTTTTAACCTCGTAATTTCTCGGTTTATGTCTTTGATTTCTTTTGCGGTCATTCTTCCACCTCACTTTCAGTACCATTTTTCCCACTTTTATGTCCCAAAATTGGAGGTATTGGTGATAATTTAATTATCTCGTTAGTTTTAACATCCGTTTCATTCCATTTAAAAACCAAAATTCCATATGGTTTCAAAATTCTGAAACATTCCCTAAACCCTTGAGATAAATCATCTTTATATGTATGTGGGTTAAGTTTACCGTACTTTTTTGCCAACCAAGATTTATCCCCTACTTTGATTAGATGCGGTGGGTCAAATACTACTAAATTAAACGTATCATCTTTAAAAGGGATATTCCTGAAATCGGCCACAACATCAGGTTTGACAGTAAATTTACGGTTATCCATGAAGACTACATCTGGGTTATGTTTATCAAAGTAAAACATACGGCCTCCACAACAAACATCTATGCAATGATGTACTTTCATTTATTTTAATTCTCCTTTAAAATTCCATCTTTTGTAAAAGTACGTCCGCACTCTCCGCATTTTACACATACAATTCCGTAACTGTCTGGGTTTTTGCATTCGTCACTAGCATAATAATCTGCAAACAAGTTCTTTTTATCGTAATCCTTAAATTTTTCAAGCTCCTTTTCCATACGATACAGTTCAAAATCTATTATTTTGCCCTTAATCTCTCTCGCCGTCAATTCGTATCTACCTCACTTTCAAGCCATTTTTTGATTGCATATACGCAATCTGTTCGAAGGTTGCTAGATGTACAATGCGGTGCATAAAAACTTTGATATGAACAATGGTTGCAGTATGTAAAATGTTTTTCACTTGCATCAAGCAACATTTCCGCCATATCCTCAACGCTCATCTGCTTTATCTTTTCAAAATTTGTCATTTTGCCTGTTCTCCTTTATCAAACAACATCTTTTATATTTCTTTCCGCTTCAATCTCGTGGTATTCTTCATCGTTTAAGTTAAGTCCTGTTTTTACATATACGCAATCAACACAATAACTTGAGTATTGCAATCCGCATTTTTTACAAGGCATTGTTGCTCACTCCTTATCCATCTTTGCACCGCAATGGGGGCAATAATTATACAACTCGTCTTTCCAAGAAACTAAAAATAAATAATTATCGCATTCTGAGCAATGATATTCAGTGTACCCTAAAACATCTCCAGTCGATACCCACTTTCCGCGTTTAATCTCTCGCATATCACACACGGTTGCTTCGTTGGGTTTACTTCCGTCAACTTCGATAATATGCTTAACTGTTTCGGCATTTCGTTTTGAATTAAAGTATATCGTGTTTACACTACCGTCTGCGAACGGTATATCCAACGCATAATCACCGCAGAAATCACGGATTTTTAATTTATTATCCATTTATCTTCATTCCTCCAGCAGTTCCGGATTGTCATAGATGTTGCCGATAACTTCAATATCTCTTGAATGATATTGTCTGCCTAATCCCGTATATATCGAATCATATACAATTGCAAATTCAGTTTCGTTTGTGTCATACTTAACAACACCATAGCTTTCACTGTCAGAACGGTCTGGAAAATCAACAATATCTCCCTCAAAAATTTTCGTGCCGTTCTTATCTTTCATTCCTGTGTACTGCCCGACTGTATCTGCGTAAACGGGATATTTTTCTACTGTAGGATTTTGCTGATAAATTATTGCAAAATCACCCTCACCATTCTGTGGGAAAATACCGCCGTAAACCCAATTGCTTTTTATTTTTTCACCACTCAATGTGACTTTTTCGCCATATCTGCGAGTTTGACCTCTGAATAATATTTCTCTCATAATATCCTCCTTAAATTCTTCGAAGCCTTTCGAGTGCCGTATATTCTCCGTAGCTTAAGTGTGTTCCGTGCCGCTTATTATACAAATTGATTTTCTTGCATTTTTCTTCAAGTGTATCGGATTTATTGTAATTGCGTGCGGCTGTTTTTCTTAATTTGCTGTTTTTGATGATTTCTCTGTGCTGTTGTTTTCTCATTTCAACACCGCACTCGGTGCAGTATTTTTGATTTGCACTTCTTTTTTCAAATGCTTGCATACATAATTCGCAGATTGCCTGCTGTTTCATTCTTTCATCTCCTTTACCTTTTCACTTATTCTTTTAACAAATCCGTTCTCATTTGTTAATAGCTCTATCGTCTGCAACGCAAGGCTTAGCATTTCGTCTTTGGTTGCCGCCTGCTTGTACATCTTGCGAACGAGATCGGCGGATTTCTTTATATTGTCCTGTATTCTCGTACACAGTCTTAAATACTCCTCGCCCTCATCGTGGTACTGTCTGTACTCACTCTGCAATTCCTGTTGAAGTTTCAGGCAAGTAATCATATCCCACCCCTTGTGGCGGTTGTTGTAACCGAGTTTTGCAAGTTTTGAAAAGTATTTGTATTCGGCAGGCGGATAGTCGGTATAATCAAGCTGACCGTCAATAGCTTTATCCTCAAGCCTTGCAAACTCTGTTTTGTCTTTAAAATTTGGTTTCATATATTCCTCCCTGCGGAGGCTTGTGGTGGGTTGAAGCCATTTTTAAATAACCCTTTATATATATAA